GCCACCTTTGAAATTGAGGTAGATGATGATAAGATTAGCACTTATGATTTTGAGATCCTTTACAAAGAACTATAACTATGTCTTGGTTTAATTATTACACTACATCAGGACTAACAACGTCCGTTAAGCCTCCCATTAGAAGATCAATATCTTTTCCAGCCCTTGCTGATAATCTAAAGATAAATGATTGGATTCATGCTCCATTGGATGAGTTGAATATAGGTCAGGTTTTTTCTTCATCAAATAATGCAATTGAACAATCCTTTGATCAAGATTCATATTTAGTTGCATACGAAACTGCAACGTCGACGACTGCTACTTACTCTTATATTGACGATAATAATAATTTATACTTTAGATCTTTAACAGATGTAAACGCAGGGTCAAGACCAGATGGTGCATATTACATTTATTATCATAGTGACAACATTCAATATATATCTTTGATTGGCAGTAACTATGTCAGAACAGTCAATCCGTCTGGTTCAAATTTTATGGGATCTCCTACTGGCTCTGGTTCTAATCTTGTTAACTATTATTCTCATTCCGTAGTAGCTGGATCTTCAAACGTGCGAGTATCTCAAATCACCTATTTGGGAGATCCAGGAATATGGGTAAGTGGAAAAACGCAAACTGCAGGAGCAAAAGTATTAGGAAACTTTGATGGTCCAAAGTTGGTTATCTATGGAGATAAAGGTCCAGACAAAGGAAAAATAAACCTTAAGATAATTAAGACTTCTGCAACAACAAGTGGACAATCGGTAGTCTATACCTCAAACGGCATAGACCTTTACAATACAAACGCTGTTGTAGACACTCCAATGTTTACTATAGATTTAAAAACTCAAACTTCTGTTACTGGCCTCAATGCATACGATGATTACTATGGTTCTTTTTCTTACGAAATTGAGCTTCTTCCAGCTAAGAATCAAGCTTCTAGTGCAACAGGACTTTCAGTAACAAAACATACATATAGTAAAAATTATAAACTTTCTTTCAACAAAGAAGAGATAGACCCTTCAATATCTTTTACGAGCACCGGAGTAATACGATGACAATTATTAAAAAAACAATTACACGGACTAAAGCCAGACGCTAATTATCTATTTGCTCTTAAGCCTAAAAATACTGAGATAGTAGCTGTAGATGATTTGCCAGAAACTATACGAGTAAAAACTCCAGCAGTTTCTTCAGTCCCATCAACCATAACTGGTTTTGGAGTTTCCGCAAACTTTGAAACAGTAATGTTTTATTTTGATCCAGTTAACGATATTGACTTAGATTCATACGCATATCAATTGTATGATAACGTTCAAGGGATAGATGACCCGTCAAATGGCAAGAACTTAATTGCAAGTGGCAAAAATAAAGCTAACGTATTTACAATCTCAGTAACTAACTCTACTGATTCTACTCCTAAAACATATTACGGAAAAGTTGCAGTAGTCAATAGTGCTGGAATAGTCGGCACATACACGAGTTTAGTTTCATCTGGTACAACTCCATTAATTGGGGAACAATATATCTCTAGCTTGACTGCAGCTAAGATTACTGCAGGAACAATATCTGGGCAAGCAATAACTTTATCTGGAATAAATTCATTGATTCAATCAAGCATATATGCAGCAGACAATACTAAAGGGTGGTTCATTAGAGGTGATGGAGCATTGAGCTTTGGTGGACCAAATGGAATTAATTATAATCCAATTAGTGGAGTGAGCATAGGATCTTCTGTGACCATAACTGCTGCCACAGGAGCTAATTCACTTTCTTTTGCTGGCTTGGTTATCAGTGCAGGTGCAGATGGAATTGCAGTTGGTTCATCCTCTTTAAACTATTGGTTAACTAGTGGTAAATTTAGAACTGGTACAGCTAGTAAATATATACTTTTTGACCCTGCAGCAAACAGTGGAGCAGGTAGCTTTACCATATCTAGTGATGTAACAATAGGTGGAACTGTTGCTTCAACCGTGGTTGGCAATGCAGCAACCGGTGCAAGCGATCCTGCTACTAGGATAAATAATGCAAATACAACAATTACTGGAAATAAAATAAGAACTGGATCAATAGATTCAAATAATCTTAGTTGGAATGGCTCTAGCACTTACACTGGAGCAGGAACAAGATTAGACCTTGATGGCGGACAGATAATTTCTAAAAATTTTAGAATAGATGGATCTGGAAACGCATCTTTTAATGGAGCAATCACAGCAGCATCAGGAACAATCGCTGGTTTTGCTATTGGTGAAAATCAAATTTATAAAAGTGTTGGTGATAATTCAACAAGATTAAGCAGTGCCGATTCATCATTATGGCTATATGGTGTTTATGATGACCAATATGCTGAATCGCATATATACCCCGCAGAGGTATCTGTTTATGGGGTTAACGCTGGCGGTGGTACAAGAATCACTGGTTATAGAATAAATATGACCGATACCAGTGGCAACAGGAATGGCTATATTAGTACCGGAAGCGTAACGGCTACCCATGTAACTACAGGTACCATAACAGGGCATGCTATTGATACTAGTGGAGGAATAGCTTTCCCAGCTTCAATTACAGATGGAACTATTATTCCACTTCCAGGTCAAGGTCCATGGAGAACTAACCTTCAATGGACAAATGGTGGCAGTGGAAGATTGTATTATCAGATTGATGATAACTCAACAGTAAAAGGTTACTTAACAAAAACGCACCTTTCAGATAGAAGACTTAAAAGCAACATAACCCAAGAGGTAGAAGATTGGTTAACTAAATTTAATCAAATTAAAATTTATGAATTTGAGTATAATAATTTAGTGCCTCAAGCGGGAGGTTATGAATGTATTCCTGAGCAAATAAAAAAAATAGGTGTAATAGCAGATGAAATTGAACAGCTATTCCCTGAATTTGTTTTGGGAACAGCAACAGAGGAAGCTTTAATTCAATCCCTTGAGGGGAAAACGCAAGAAGAAAAAGAACAATTAATTGAAGAACTTGATACTCCACAGACTACCGTTAAGATTGATGGGATATACTCAAAACCAGAATATCAACAAGTTGATTATTCTTCATTTGTACCATTATTGATGGCCGTAAATCTTAATCAAAATAAAAGAATACAAGAACTTTCTGCAAAAGTTGATGAACTAGAATCTCGTCTGGTATAATCTTATTCATGAATGAATCAAATTTAGACATCAACCTTATAGTTCAAGCTTTCCAAGAAAGAATTGGACTTCTAATAACAGAAGTGGTAGTTAAAGAAGCTACGATCAAGCAGCTTACTATGCAACTTCAGCAGAAACAAGAACAATCAGATGGGTTCGATATGCCCGCAGAAACTATAAAGAGAGTAAAGTAATGACAAAAAAATCAGTATTACCAGAAGAACTGGCAGAACAAGTAGAGGAAGCTCTTGTGGCTGAAAAAGAAATGAATATCACCATTAAGATTACTAACTCTAATCTTTCTTACAAGAGTGATTTTACAGAACCAGAGACAGTTTTTTGGCTTGAAGCTATTAAAGATATTATTATCAAAAAGACATTTCAAGAGTCCGAAAGACAAAGCTGAATTTAAAGAATAATAAACTGTACTATACAGTATTATCTTTAGAATTTGGAGCTGATTAACTTATGGCACTACGTCAATATTTACCTTTCCAGAAGTCTGAGCTGTCTGAGTTTGATTTTGAATCAGCTCAGTTAGCTCCAGATAAGATTGGATCACTCAGCAAAGCAATGAGGGTCGCAGCCTTTGCTTTGGGTTATCGTGGCGTAAACTATTATTATACTGGAAGAACTAACTTTGAACCTTCTCCATATAATTTTGATAGAATAATACAGGCAATAGATACTGACTCATATGTAAAACAAGCTATGGCTAAATACCAAAACCTCTTTTGGAAAGAAGGTTGGCAGATTGTTGGAGAAAATCCAGAAGCTGTAGCTTACTTATACCAAAGAATAGACTACATGGAAATGGCTATGAGAAGACCGTTTTTAGATTTTCTTATTGATTTATCTGATCAATTATTTAAATTTTCAAACGTATTTGTTGTTAAAGCTAGAGCAGACCTAGCAGAGTATTTCCCCAAGGCATTAGAGCCAATAGGTGCTTCACAACCAGTGGTTGGGTATTATTTGATACCAACTGAGCAAGCAAGAATCTTAAGGGATAAGCACAATAAGCCAAAAGCATATTTGCAGAGAACTAATCCAATGACGTACGCGCCTACGGACAGAGATCCTAAATGGCCAGCTGAAAGTGTTATACATTTATTCTTTGACAGAAAACCAGGAAGAATATTTGGTACTCCATTTTTGGCAAACGTTTTAGATGATGTTGTTGCATTGCGACAAATTGAAGAAGACATTCAAAACTTGGTGCACAGAGAACTTTTCCCACTTTATAAGTACAGAATTGGAACAGCAGATCAACCAGCCGAGCCTGAAGAAATAGATCAGGCAGCAATAGAAATTGAAAACCTTAGAGCCGAAGGTGGTTTGATTCTTCCATTTAGACATGACGTTGAAGTCATAGGATCTCAGAATGCAGCACTGGATGCATCAAATTACTTAAATCATTTTAAGGAAAGAGTCGCAGTAGGACTTGGAGTTGCTCCACACCACCTCGGGATGAGCATGAGTGGTGGCAATAGGTCTGCTTCAGAAAGATTAGATACTGCACTATACGATAAGATCAAGCATTTTCAAAAGCAATTTGCAGAGATGGTAAGACTAAATATCTTTAACGAGATTCTATTTGAGGGTGGATTTGATCCGCTAGTTAATCCAACTGAATCATCTATATCTGATAGATGCTACTTTAAGTTTAATGAAATAGACGTTGATACTCAAGTTAAGAAAGAAACACATATAATACAAAAATATGTAAACTCTCTTATAACTTTGGAAGAAGCAAGAATTAAGCTTGGCGAAAGTACGGAAGTGGATAAAGAAGATCTGTTCATGTCAGCACAAGGTAAAGTGCAAATTGACGTGGGGGCCGCACAAGCAGATACTCAAGCAACACTGCAAGCAGGCAAAGATGTTGTTAAGAGTGGAGACAAACAAACTCCGGCACCAGCAGGACAAAGAAATATGCCTTCAAACAGAAAAGGCGCGGGGAATGTAATGAGACCTCAAAACCAACAGGGTCGCTTAACTTCTCCCAATATTAAGAGATCAGATTCTGCTTGGATTGGGATGGTTGAAAATCTTCTAGAAGAGCAGTATAATGTAGTGATAGTAGAAGACCAAGAACAACAAGAACAAGAAAATGTAAATGAGGAAAAAAATGTCAATTAAAATAGTTTCAGAAATATCAAAACAATACCTCTTAAAAGAAGATGCAATTGAAGGATTTAAGATAGCAGTAGAAAATGGCCAAACACGTTTGGCACTTCAGGTATTGGTTGACATCATCGACGGCATGATGGAAATTTTTGATTATGCTATGGAAGAAGTTGCAGAAGATGATTCTATCATTGAAGTTCCAGTAATCGAAGTCCCAGTAGTAGTGTCAACTCCAGTGCAAGAAGTTACTGAAGTTGTTGAAGATAAAAAAGTATCTCCCAAAAAAACAACTGAAGTAAAAGAAGATATTAAGTAAATAGAGCAGCAATGAAGTTAATAATAGGATGTCCAATCTATAAAAGAGCTTGGATCTTACCACTTTGGTTTGCAGCACTTGAAAGACAATCTATTCCTCTGAATAAAATTGGTTTCATTTTTGAAACATCACCAGATGATGAGTCGACTGTTTCAATGCTAAGACTTTGGAGACAGTATCACCCTGAAGTTCCTCTTTTTGAAATAAGAGAACGAAACGATATATCTCACTATGATCATGATAATAATTCAAGACAATGGACTATGTCAAAATATGAAAATATGGTCAACCTTAGAAACTCTCTTTTATCAAGAGTAAGAGAAGTTCAACCTGAATATTATTTAAGTCTTGATTCTGATATAATATTAAAAAACCAAAATACATTGGAGCTTTTAATAGCACACATAGACGATGGTGCTGACGCTGTTAGTCCTTTGATGTTTATGACTCCTTTTGATACAAAATATCCAAGCGTTATGGATTGGATGGATAAAGAACAATTTAGGGGATATAGGAAAAACAGTTATCCTTTGGGCACCTATTTCAAATCAGACATAATAATGGCAGCTAAAATGATGTCTAAAAAAGTTTATAATAATGTTGACTACGAAGTTCATTCTCAAGGAGAAGATCTTGGTTGGTCAAAAAACGCAGCTTTAAATGGTTACTCCCTATACTGTGCAAGTTATATGTACGCTGCTCATATAATGCACGAGAATCTTTTAGCCCAATTTCAACAAGAGGGCGATAAAAGAGAACTTATTACAATTTGAAAACTATATAAAAATATGATATCTTTATATAAAATTGTTTAATGTTATAAAAGTAAAATTACTATATATTTCAGGCAATTGAATTATGCGCATATGGAGAACTAATGAGTTTCGACTTTATAGAAAATTTCACAGTTAAACTTCCAGATTTTTCAAAAATGGACTTTTCATTTAAGGAATCATCTGATTCTAATCAGGGCTTAATCATTGAGGTCGCAGCCATACATGAAGGTCTAACACGGAAATTATAATAACTACTCTGCAGAGGCTTTAGAGAAAGCTTTGCAGTCTTGGGTAGAGCCTTACCCTAAGCCAATCATTCTCAATCACGATCTTAACTCTGAGCCTATAGGCAGAGTCATGGCAGCAAGAATGGACAAAGAAGAAGACGGTTCATCTTTTGTTCGTTTGCAGATTGCTATCACAGATCCAGTAGCTGTTCAAAAAGTTATGGATAAGAGATATTTGACAGGATCCGTTGGAGGAAGAGCTGGAAAAGCAGTCTGTTCCATTAGTGGAGATGATCTTGCTAACCTTGATGAAAGCGGAAAGCCAAAAATGGCTCGTTTCAAAAGAGGTCAAATATACAAGGGCAAACTTGCTTTTATTGATATGCAAGATATTTCTTTTAAAGAATATTCTTTTGTGAATCAACCAGCAGACTCTAAATCAAGCGTTAGAACTGTTGCTGCACCAGGGTCAAATGCTGTAGGAACAACAGATTCAGAATGGGTAGCAAGAAGCTCAGCTTTTGTTCTCAGCATGGATAAAGAGGATATTTTCTCTGTAGAGGCAAATGAATCACTTTTTGCAAACTTAAAAACTAAAGAATCAAGACCACTTTATTTACACTTAAAAGGTGCATTCCTTTCTGCTATGGCAATACAGGAAAATGAAAATTACATTAATGCTAATAATTCACTACTATCTAGTGAGAATGATACTAAAGATATCCATGAGGAGAATCTCAATATGAATGAAAACGTCAAGGATAAAGACATTTTGGCTACTGTAGAAGAATTAAGCCAAGATCTGTCAACGCTGTCTAATACAAAAGTCGAAGAGTCACAAGATCCAGAAACTGCAAAAACTCCTGAAGAAGAAGCTGAAGAAGTAGAAGAGTCAGAAAAAGTTATACAAGAAGCAGAAGGCGATTCACTTGCCGTAGCTCTTCAAAAAGTTCTTAATGATACTATTGTATTTTATTTTGCAGCTCACAGAGCACATTGGAATGTTGAAGGCGAAGACTTCACCGAGTACCATGAATTGTTCTCAAATATCTACGAAGATGCAATTAATGCAGTTGACCCACTTGCAGAAAACATGAGAAAAATTCAAGCTTTTCCAGGCACATTAACAGAGGCAGTTATGAATTCGTCATTTAAAGATGACTTGGTTATAACTGAAGCTTTGGGCCTTGCTGCTGGAATTCTTGAAAAGAACAATGCAGTTAACGCTAGTGTTATGGCAGCTTTTGCAGCTGCTAATACAGCAAACGAACAGGGCGTTGCAAACTTCCTTGCTGAGCGTGATGATCAGCACAAGAAATGGGCATGGCAATTAAGATCGTCTCTCAAGATGGATGCGCAAGATGCAGCAGAGTCAGCATGGAGAGAAGAAAACAAGTCTACGGAAATTGTGGAAAAAGCAGAAGTACCTACTGAAGAAGTGGTTGATTCGGCTAATTCCGCAATTGAAGAAGAAACTCAAGCAATTGAAGAGTCCAATACAAACCTCACTGACGAAAAAGTAGTCTCTGAGCAAGATGTTGACGACTCTACAAAAAACTTCAAGAGCTTGAAGAAGAAAACAAAAAACTCAAGAGCGCAATGCATAGAACTCTCGTCGAGAGAGTTGTTGATACAAAAATTGCAACTGGAATTGAATCTCACGAACTTAGAGAAGAACTTATTGGAGAGCACTTAACACGTAGTGCTACTTCACTAGCTGATTCATTAAGAGATCTTGCAAAACTTCCAATGGCTAAATCAGCCAAAGGACCAATGCCAGAAATCAACTCTGAACTTACTGTCATCGAAGGTGAAGACAATGTCTACACTTTAGATAAGCAGGAAGATATCATTGAAGAAGATCAAGAAAAAACTCCAGAGCAGCTTTTTGTAGATGCTCTCATGGGCCGTCGTAAACTTTAATAATAATACAAGGAGAAAATTAAATGAGTTTAGCAAAATTTCGTAAGGTAGGAACCAAGACTGGTTCAGGCCGTTTCGTAGTATCAGAGGGTATTGCTCCAGCAGCTTACCTTCTTCCACACCATGGTCTTCCAACCTGGTACTCAGATAGTGAAGATGATCGTTTTGAGATCGTTATTCCTAAGGGTACCATTTTGTCAGTAGTTGCTGACAGCAATGGTGATGCAAGAGTTGTTCCAGCTAATGGTTCATCTTCATCACAAGTTTGGGGTGACACAATTTCCGGTTGGAATCCACTTGCAGCAGCAACGCCTACCGCAAGCCCAACAGGAGATACGGTCACTGTTGGTGCAAGATCAATTCCAATTGGTGTTGCACAGTATGATCTTTATCGTCCATTCGATAAAGGCACTTCACAAGGTGCAGGCTTCATTACTCATGGTTATGTAGAATACCCAATGGTTAATGGAATCAATGCTGACGTTGTAGTTGGTAGCGTTATAAAAGCTGATCATATGGGTCGCCCAATGAAGGCAACCGCAGCTAACTTCCTTAGCGGAAGCGATGTCTATTCTTACCTTCAAGTTGGTAAGGTCATAGAGGTAGAAAAGTTTGCAACCAACTTTGATGATGGCTTGCTTTCCTACATGCAACTTCCTTCGGACCCAGGTGCTTTGAAGACTGTATTTGAACTTACCCGTTCAGGTACTTACTCAGGCAAACTTGGTATCCGCAGTAATTTGGATGTTACCAACGTAATTGGCGCATTCCGCGTTAATTTAACACTTTAATAAAATAAAAAAAGAAAAACACTAACAGGAGGAATAATCCTACGATGAGCAAAACAATCCAAGAGCTCCTCTCGGGTCTCCCAGCTTGGGAAGCCGCGCTGGCCGAAGATGGACACATTGACGAGAACAACAGAGTAACAATCAAAGAAGCATTTGCATCGTCAGACGCAGCTGCCCTCTTTCCAAAAGTTATTTCACGTACTCTTAGAGAAGCAGCAGAACCACAATTATTGGTTACGCCACTTCTTTCAACAGTCCGTTTAGGAAAAGGACGCTCTTTGGAGTTTCCTGCAGTAAACGCAATTCAAGCAGCTGAGATCCCAGAAGGACAAGAATATCCAGAGCAGGCACTAGCCTTCGCTAAGCAGATTGAGGGTAAGGTATCCAAAAAGGGTGTCAAGCTTTCATTCACTGAAGAAGTCATTGCCGACTCACTATGGGACATTGTCGGTCTCCATGTAAGAGCTGCAGGACGCGCCATGGCACGTCTTAAGGAGCAAATTGCATTGAGCCGTTTCAAAGATGCTGCAACAATCGTTTTTGATAACGAAGATGCAGGATACGACGACACAACCGGTCTTGGTTTTGATGGCGCAGCCAACAAAACCCTTCGCTGGGATGACGTTATTGACATGGCAGCAGTGCTAATGGCAGAAAAGCATATTCCTACAGACTTTATACTTCATCCATTGATGTGGTCAGTGTTCCTTAAGGACGCTATCTTCCACATGGGTGGTGCAGCATCAGCAGTCAATACCAGTTGGGGATACCGTCCTCAGAATGCAGATGGAGCACTTAACTCAACTGCACCTATGGGATTGAATGTAATCGTTTCACCTTTCGTAAGCTTTACGGCAAAGAGTGGTGCAACTCCAGCAATGTCAGATCTTTTCTTGATCGACCGCAACGAAGTAGGAACTATCCTTGTCAAGGATGACATGAGCACAGATCAGTTCGATGATCCTAGCCGTGACATTCGTCAGATGAAGATGAAAGAGCGTTATGACATCGTAATGCTTGGTGACGGTGAGGGTATCACAGTTGCTAAGAACGTTAGACTTGCTCGCAACTACGAGGTTGGTGTGGTTAACACTATCTAATCTTAGGAAAGTTATAGTTACGACTATCCTAGTGACAGGGGAGTGGCTTTAGGGCCACTCCTCTGTTGTTATTACGGACTTAATTCGTTACTATCTAAAATGAATATTATAAACAGGAGATAGATGTGTCACTTCCTTTGATTGAGTACGCCATTGTCGATAGCAATATGGTTGTTATTAGATTTGGCAAAACGATAAAAATTTCTAGCCTTAAAAACGTTAACTTTTTAGTCCAAACAACAGATGCAACGCCTTCTACTTTGGCTCATCCATTTTTGCCGATAAATACAATTGCAGATTATAATCAAATTTCAAGAACAATAAAATTATACTGGGATACAGTTAGGCAGTCTAACAAAGAATATAAAATTAGACTAATAAACTTCTTGGATGCAGCCAATGAATCTATTTCAGAAGAACAAATAGTATTTACTCAAGCAGAGTCAGCAACTCCATCTGATTTTAATTCTTATACCGTTCCCTTGGTTCAAGAACTATTGATAGAAGATCATTCTATTAGGACAGATGCTTTTACTACGGTTCAAATTCTTGCTAAAAATCCAAAATTTTACATAACTAGTATTGATCCTCAAAATGGAGAATTTTATTTAGACAATGCATATAACAATGGAAGAGTGATTATATCCTTTAGTTCCAGGCCTGCAAGCAACTTTTTAAATAATTCATATTTTAAAGTTCAAAGAAAAAAAATTCAGTCTCACCCAATAAGATGGGAAAATCTATCTGCCAATGTTTCAATGCATTCATGGAAGGCAGAAGTTTACATTGACTTCCCATCTCTTGACGCTACACCATCATATTATTCAGATGGCTCTGATTATTTTGAAAAAGGATACAAGTATAGAATCATAGTCTCTAAAGATGTAGGAATTTAAAATGGCTAATTTTATATATGGAAAAGCAAAACAATCTTTATTAAATGGTGAATTTAATATTTCTTCTGATTCGTTAAAAGTTCTTTTAGTCACAGAATCTTATGTTCCTAATCAAAACACTGATCAGTTTGTTTCTAACATTTCTAGTTCTTACATAAAACAAAGAACTTCTTCATTAACAAATGTAACAAATATCTTGGGAGTAATAGACGCTGACAATATATTTGTCAGTAATTATACCGGATCTGCATTTAAAGCTTTAGTAATTTATAAAGATTCTGGTACTGATTCAACTTCTAGACTTTTAGCTTATATAGATACTGCAACTGGCATACCTTTTTTAGGAATAAATGCAACTACAGACATTACTATAAACTGGAGCAATGGCTCAAATAAAATTATATCTCTATAAAGGTGCACCATATGGCAACTAGTTATCCAAGTTCTTTAGATAATTTTATAAATCCTACAGCAACAGATAGTTTAAGTTCTGGAGTAGTTCCTCACGCAGAGCAACACTCTAACCTTAATGACGCTTTAGAAGCTGTGCAAACTGTATTGGGAATTCTTCCAGCTGGAAGTTTCTTGACAATTAAAGATAGAATTTCTGCATACGAGGCTTTATCTGGACTTAAAGACGTTACTATTAGTTCTGTTGCTAATGGTGACGTATTAAGATACAACGGATCAAAATGGTCCAATCATGGCGAAAAAAATCTTACCGATGGAGGAAATTATTAAAATGGCTAATACAATTAGAATTAAAAGAAGAGCAGCTGGGGATGGCGCGGGCGCACCATCAAGTCTTGCAAATGCTGAGTTAGCATTTAATGAATCTACTAATATACTGTACTACGGTACAGGCACTGGTGGAGCTGGTGGATCAGCCACCCAAGTTATTGCCATTGGTGGTTCCGGAGCCGTAGTTGGCCTTGCCGGCACACAGACGATTAGTGGAGATAAAACTTTTTCCGGGGCTGTTGCTCTTGGTTCTTCTGCAACCGCAACAACAAAAACAGCTGGCGATAACTCTACCGCAGTAGCAACTACTGCATACGTATACACAGCAGTTGCTGCTGTAGGCGCATTCAGTGGACTAACATTTGCTGGCGATGGTGGATCAACACAGCCAATTGCAAGTGGCGACACTCTTACTATATCTGGTGGCGTTGGTCTTAGTTCGACAGCTTCTGCAACAGATACAGTCACAGTCAATCTTGACAATACATCAGTTACAGCTGGATCTTATGGTTCAGCTAGTGCAATCCCAACCTTTACGGTTGATGCTCAGGGTCGTTTGACAGCAGCAGGAACAGCTTCTATATCTACTTCATTCACAGTAGATGCAGACAGTGGTTCAGATTTAACAATTTCTGGTGGAGATACCTTTAGAGTAGTCGGTGGCACAGGATTGACATCAACAGCTTCTGCAGTTGACACGCTAACTTTAGACCTTGACAATACTGCAGTAACAGCTGGATCTTATGGTTCAGCTACAGCAGTTTCAACCTTTACAGTAGATGCCCAAGGTCGCTTGACCGCAGCTGGAACAGCAAATATTTCAATTGCAGCAAGTGCAATTACAGACTTTGCAGAAGCTGCACAAGATGCTATAGGTAATGCACTTGGAACAGGACTTACCTATACTGATGCTACAGGTGCAATTTCAGTAACGGCAAATACCTACGATGCTTATGGTTCATCATCAACAGTCGCAGGGAATCTTTCAACTCATACATCAGCAACGGAAGCACATGGTGCAACTGGTGCAGTAGTTGGGACAACAAATACTCAAACGCTTACGAATAAGACACTTACTAGCCCAGTAATAACTGGAGCAGTATTTAATGATGGTTCGGTGGTTTTTGAAGGTGCGACAGCTGATGCCCATGAGACAACTCTTGCTGTTACAGATCCAACCGCAGATAGAACAATTACACTTCCAGATGCAACTGGTACTGTAGCTCTTACTGCAAATAAGCTTTCAGATTTTGCAGCGACTTCTTCATCAGAACTTGCTGGAGTCATTTCAGATGAAACTGGTACTGGGGCATTAGTATTTGCTAATACCCCAACACTTGTAACACCAAACATTGGTGCTGCTACTGGTACATCTCTTGTTCTTTCGGGTGACTTAACGGTTAATGGTTCAACAACTACAATTAACTCTGTTACCATAACTGTTGATGATAAGAACATTGAGCTTGGTTCAGTGGCAAGTCCAACAGACGCAGGTGCTGATGGCGGTGGTCTTACCCTTAAGGGCGCAACAGACAAGACCTTTAACTGGGTAGATGCAACTGACGCATGGACTTCATCTGAAAACATGAACCTTCTAACCGGAAAAGTATATGAAATCAATGGAACTTCTGTTCTTAGCGGATCCACTCTTGGTTCAGGAGTAACTGGTTCAAGTCTTACTTCAGTTGGAACAATTGCAACTGGTGTTTGGAATGGTACATCCATTGCAGTAGCTAATGGTGGAACTGGCTCTACAACCGCCTCAGGCGCACGTACGGCTCTTGGAGTTGCAATTGGTAGCGACGTACAGGCCTATAGCTCTACACTCGCTACAGTGGCTGGTGGCACGTATACTGGCTCTAGTTCAATCACAACCCTTGGAACAATTTCTGCTGGTACCTGGAACGGTACAACAATTGCCGTAGCTAACGGTGGTACCGGTTCTACAACCGAATCAGGAGCTCGTACAGCTCTTGGATTGGCCATTGGAACTAACGTACAAGCTTATAGCTCAATTTTAACTGACGTAGCTGCAGGTAACTATACTCTTGACGGTGGCACATTCTAAAGCTATAATATAGAATATATATAGTTTTAATTTTAAAACACATATTTCATTTAAGGCAATAGATGGCAAATACAATTAAACTTAAACGTACAAGCACTCCATCTTCAGCGCCTTCATCTTTAGAGTATGGCGAACTAGCAATTAACTATGCTGACGGAAAGCTATTTTATAAGAACAGTTCAAACAACGTAGTAGAGTTTACTAGTGCAGCAAATCTTGCAGGAACTGTGTACAATGCTACAATAGGCGATGGAACTAGTACGTCATTTGTTCTTACTCATAATTTTGGAAGTCGAGATGTAAGCGTAACTGTTAGAGAAGCAACTTCTCCATATGGATTAATATTAACATCATGGGAAGCTACTTCCAACAGTACGGTTACAGTTTATTTTGATTCACCCCCTGCTTCTAATTCGGTCAGGGTATCAGTTTACATAGCCGTAGCAGGCCTTGAGGTCGGTCCTACAGGCCCTACAGGTCCTACAGGGCCAACTGGGCCTACTGGTCCCACAGGATCAGCCGCTAGCCTAACCCTAGGTTCAGTAACGACTGGGACCGCTGGGTCTTCAGTTGCTATTACTAATTCTGGAACAAGCTCTGCTGCTACGTTTAACTTTACAATTCCAAGGGGGGATACTGGTGCTACCGGCCCCACAGGACCCACAGGACCTACTGGACCCACTGGAACAGCTGCTACAATTACTGTTGGCACAGTCTCTGCTGGCACAGCAGCAGTAACCAACTCAGGTACCTCATCAGCTGCGGTCTTAAACTTTACATTACAGACTGGACCAACTGGACCAACAGGAACAACAGGACCAACAGGACCAACTGGATCTGCTGCTACTGTAGCAGTAGGAACTGTAACTACTGGAGCTGCGGGATCATCAGTAGTAATAACTAATGCGGGATCATCAAGCGCTGCTACATTCAATTTTACCATACCAAGAGGTGATACTGGATTAACTGGTCCAACTGGTCCAACTGGCCCTACAGGTCCAACAGGACCTACTGGAAGTGTTGGTACAGTAACGTTAGACGATCTTTCTGACGTTATAATAGCAACTCCAGCTTCCGCTCAAATCTTGAGATACAACGGAACAAATTGGGTTAATTCAGCTACCACTAATATCACAGCACTTGGTACTATAGTCACAGGAACCTGGAACGGAACAGTGTTAGGCTCTACTTATGGTGGGACTGGAGTCAATAACGGCTCAAGCACTATTACTTTAGCTGGAAACCTTGTTACTTCAGGGGCTAACTCTTTAACCCTTACGACAACTGGTGCAACTAACATAACTCTACCAACAAGTGGTACACTTGTTAACACAGCAGTAACAACCCTATCTTCGCTTACATCAGTTGGAACTTTAGGCAGTTTAACAGTTACTAACAATATAACAGCTGCTCAATTTTACGGTAGAGCTAGAGATACAGAAATTAGATTTTTCATGGAGGTCATCTAAATGGCAATTACACAAAAGCGACTTGCTGGTCCAGCACAGTTAACGGCATCTTCTGCCATTTACTATACAGTTCCGATTAGCACTACTACAATCGTTAAACAAATAATTTTAACTAATACAACAGCATCGGCAAAAACTGTTACGGTTAGATTAAAGCCATTAGGAGTAGCTGAAGCAGCAACTCATGATATCATTAGCGCAATGTCGCTTGCGGCAAATGAATCAATGTCCTTCAACTGTTCATTAGTCTTAAACAACAATGGATCAACAGCAAATGCTACAAATAGTGATCAATTAGCTGCTCTTTGTAGTTCTGCTACTTCTGTTAACATAACTGTGGTTGGAATAGAAGAAACATAAAATGCCGGGATTGGTTAGATATGGGGCACCTAGTGCGATGGCATCGTTCATTGACTCTCCCGACCCCGTATATGGGACGGGGATGGATGGTTCTGTCACTCTTGATGGAACAACAACCGTTCTTTCAATGGCCCCCTCATCATCAGTTTACACGATGACTCGAGACATCTACTGCTACAATCTTACTATCAATGCAAGCGTAACACTCAAGACTGCTGGCTACAGGCTATTTGTTAAGAATATCCTTACGCTCAATGCATCGTCCGTTATTGGTTTTACTACTGGCTTTTCAACATCAGGATCCATTGCTCAAGGCGGAGCAGCAAATACGCCCGTCACAAACAGTCTTGGTGGTGCATCATCAACACAGACAGTTACAGCACCTATTGCTGGTCTTGGTAGTTCAAACTACTACGATGTTCCATGGCAAGCGATCAAAGGTTATGCAGTCAGTGCAACAACAACCACGCCAACGTTTCTTCGCGGGGGTGCAGGCGGAACATCACAAGAAGGTGGAGGTGTTGTCATTGTTGCTGCAAGATACATCACTCCTCCTACATCTGGATCTGCAACTATCTCCGCTAATGCAACATCGCCAGCAGGTGGTGGAGTGGTAATTGTGATTAGTTCTTCTGCCGCTCTTCCAACTGGAGTCACCACTTCCGTCACAGGGAACGCATCGGGAACTTCTAAATATCTACAACTGGTGTGATATGGCTGGCCTGGAAAGATACAATAAACAAACACTAGTACAAAGAATTGGTAATGACTCTGTTTATGGGACAGGAGCTGATGGCACTGTTACTATTGCTAGCAATACTACATTAACAAGGGATATGTATTATAGCAACTTAACTGTTAACTCAGGAGTTATGTTAAATACTTCAGGTTTTAGAATATTTGTTCAAAATACGCTAACACTAAATGGAGGAATAGGTATAGGGACTTTAAGCGGAAGTACAGTAGGTGAGCCATCTGGAACCGTATCAAATGGAACTAATTCTGGAACTAGTAACTCAACATCGTTAACATATTCTGTTGGTGGTGCAGGAGGCGGAGGATCTTCTTCAACCGCTACACAGCTTCCAGAAACTTATAGAACAAATATAGAATTTTTATTATTTGGCTCAGTGGCTGATCCATCTACGCAATCTTTTATATCAGTAAAAGGTGGCTCAGCAGGTACAACTGGAACCACTGGAGCAAGCGCACCAATATATGCACCAAATAGTTGGCCTGGAATTGGCGGTGCAGCCGGCACAAACGGAACGTATGCCCCCAATGCTACAACTGTAAACGCAGCTGGAGGCAAAGGAAACACTGGATATTCAGGGACAAAAACGGGAGCAACAGTTGGCCCTGGTGGAGCTGGTGGATCTGGTGGAGCTGGTGGCGGTGTTGTCCTCATTGCAGCTAAAACTATCACAGGATCAGGAAAAGTAATTAGTATTGGAATCAGCGGTGCTACTGGATCTTCCGGAACTGCAGGGACTGGAGGTTCAGCAGGTCCGGCAAAAACAGCATATGAATCGACTACACAAAGAGGAACATCTGGTTCAGACCTAGTTGATGGTCACCAGGCTCCACAAATATCTCATGCAAATGCAAATTCTGGAGCACATGGAGCATACGACACTCATAACCATGGTCATATTCCCCATCATGGTGAGGGAGACAAATCTATACATCACATAGCATTGGTGGGAAGAAACTTTCACTCTCATAGTTACGCCCATGATACTGGCTACAAAGGCGTTCACGTGCACGCCCACGCAGGCCATACTCATCCAGGCCATCAGTATGGACACAATCACCATTACCAACATGCAGACAGCGGTCATCATGCAACCAACGTAAATCAAAATCATTATGTTTATGGGCATTCTCATCCAGGTCACTTTGGTCATTATCACATTACTAACAACCATGGTAATATCCACGGAACTGGCCCTCACCATAACCACGAACCTCACATAGGCCATACAAATAGTTCTACTGTGCAGAACTGGACACACGTACCAGCTAATGCTGGGTCTCACGTTGCTCCTACTGTATACAGTGGAGGAGCTGGAGGCGACGGAGGTGCTGGAGCTCCAGCTGTAACCGGAAGCTCAGGTAAGCGTGGGGGAGCGGGCGGTGGCGGTGGATCAATTATAATAACAGATGCCTCTCTGCCAGTTGGCATTACTATAGACGTTAGATCAGGCCTTACTGCAGATTCAGATAACTATGCTGCCTCAAGTGGCTATTCATATGTTATAATAAACTTATAAAAATAGGAGAAAAAAATGTCTTTTTTAAATTCAATAACAGAAGAACAAAAAATAGCTATTCTTGAAGAAGTTAAACTTTCTAAATCAAGAGATATATATAGGCTATGTGCCATACTAGGTATCGATTCCAATACATTTAATCCAGCAGATTACGTACTTCCATCCCCAGTAATTCAACATGAGACGGTATTATTAGATCAAGCTTGCAAAGCTTATGTAGCAGTTGTTTCTAAGATAGAGGAATAATGTGAATAGAATAATATATTCTCCTACTGAAGAATATAAGAAAGAAGCAGAAATTCTTGCTGTTCAAGCTGGTCTTCCAATACTTTACGGAGAAAACGAAGATACTAAATTATTAAAATTTGATAGAAATAAAACTCAAGTTATTTTTATTCCAAAAGAAAGATTTTTGGGTTTTCCTGAAAAAGTAAAAAAAATGTTTGCTTGTCCAATAGGGTATGAAAATGATTGGATTGGATTAGACTCAAGTATCGAATGTTGGGCTTCAATGGGTGATCTCAATGTCAAAGCAACTTTATCTTTTATGGAGTCACATTTCATTAGATATATAATAAGATTTCCACAAAGTGGAAGTTGGACTATCAAAATAATAAAAGAAGATAACGTATTAGACAGTGGAGAAATTAAAGTTGTCAACTGAAAAAATAATAACATCTTTAGCTCCTGGAATTATCTTATACGAAAACATATTTAATGCAGAAAAATTCTTAGAACAATTAGAAAAAGAATGTGAATCACCATACGGCGACGTTTATTGGGATGCTTCTTTTACTGGTGCAGGGAATTATTCTGAATATAGAAGTTCTCTTTCCTGTGACATCTCTCTTATCATGGACCCTCAAAATACTCATAAGTTATATCCTTTATTCAAAGATTCTATTTATTCAAAATTAGATGAATGCGCAAAAGATTATGGTTTAGAATTTAATATAAAATCATTTATACATGAGCCAATGAGTGTTTTAAAGTATATCAATGGTGCCCAATATCGAGCACACAGCGATGCTGATACAAATTCTAATGTAATCAGAACATTTTCAATAGTTGCTTGTCTTAAGAATGATTCTACTGGAGGACAGTTAGATTTTCCATATTTTGATTTAAGTATAAAGTTAAATGAAGGAAGTGTTATATTTTTTCCTTCTAACTATCCATATTTACATATAGCAAGACCAGTTGTTGACGGAACTAAGTATTCTCTGGTAACATGGTACTCATGATGAATCAAAATGAGAATTTTAAAATAACTATAGTTGGTTCCGGGACTGCCGGATTTATATCGGCTTTGATGTTAAAAAGAGCTTTTCCAAACTGTGAAATAACAATTATATCTTCTTCTAAAATAGGAATAATTGGAGTAGGAGAAGGAAGCACAGAACATTGGCGAGAGTTTATGAAAATCTGCGACATACCAACTGATGAGTTGCTAATTTCAACTGAAGCAACACATAAATATGGAATAAGATTTGAAAATTGGAATACTGCAATTTCAGATTATTACCACAGTATCAATGGAGAAGATCAGCTTTGGTCCTTTTCTTCCTATCCAACGTATATGGGTTTTATAGAAAAAGGTAAAATGTTAACCCATCAAACAGCATCTGTCGGTATACAAACTAATAAAATTAGAAGACTCGGTCTTCATGAGAATACAAATCAATTTCATTTTGATACTATTAAATTAAATCAATATTTTTCTCAACTTTGTTTTGAAAGAATGATTAAAATAATTGATGGAGAAGTACAAGATGTAAATTTAAATGAAAAAAATGGAAATATTACTTCAGTAAAAATGCAAGATGGCAATGAAATACAGTCAGACTTTTGGATAGATGCATCAGGATTCTCTAGAGTCTTAATGAATTCATTAGGCAATAATGAATGGTTTTCTTTTAACGATTATTTGTTGTGCGATTCTGCAATTGCTTTTCCAACAGAATCAGATCCAAGTGGAGAAATAAGACCATACACAAGAGCTAGAGCAGCTTCTTCTGGGTGGATATGGGAGATTCCTACTCAAAGCAGAAGAGGCAATGGGTATGTATTTAGTTCTAAATTTTTATCTGAAGAAGAAGCAGTAAAAGAAGCAGAAAAAATAACTGGATATAAAATTCCTAATCATAGATTAATAAAGTTTGATGCAGGATATTTGAAAAATCCTTGGACAAAAAACTGTTGTGCAGTTGGTCTTTCTTCGTCATTTGTTGAACCATTGGAAGCTTCGAGTATAGGAGCAACTATACAACAGCTTAAGTGGCTAATACCTTCACTAGCAGCATACACGCCGTCTTCTAAATCAATGCAGAAGAAATATAATTCAGATATGGATAAGATGCTTTTAAACATACTAGATATGATTAGATTGCATTATATATCAGATAGAAGAGATACTCCATTCTGGAGAGAAATGGCCAACATGCCAATTCCAGAAGGACTGCAGGATCTGCTCGACCTTTGGTCGGAACGCCCTCCAAATAGAAATGATATTCCTTCAACCAGCGGACAATTATTTACTGCTACTCATTTTGTCCATGTGGCTCAAGGTCAAAATTTATTAAATAGAAATAGTGCTGGTTTATCTTTGAGAAGACTTAATTTAATTGGTGCTGTTAAAAACTCAATGAGTCAGACTAATTCAAGTAGACATAATCACGAACTTGTAGATCACGCTCAGGCATTAAGAGAAATAGAAGATTATGCATAAGCATTACGGTCAAACTAGAAAGGCAAAACCGGGAGAGATTATTGTAACCCCAAACGATAATAGACTTCTAGAAATGCCACCCATTGTAAATAATCCAGCTTCTCTTCCAAAGTGGTTTAGGCTTATTCCAAAAGGAAAATCCGTTAGACGATGCGCTGGTGTAATGGACTATCTATCAATTGGAGTTACTGTTCCTGCGTGGACAAATATTTACGTAGAGCCAAGTCCTGACTCAGATAGTAAGTGGAATCTTATGATGGAGAATATTCCATTTTCTCAATTTCAATTTACAAATGAGCCTTTTCCTTTTGAGTCTACCGGCAAATGTCCAATGTCAGAAGTCAGAGATGTCCAGGATGGTTATTATCCAAAGATAGTTAATCCATGGTTATTCAGAACAGCACCGGGTTGGTCAACTTTAGTTCTTCCAGTTATGTATGAGCCAAATAAAAACTTTCATGTGATACCAGCTGTCGTAAATACTGATTTTTATCACAACTTAAATTGTGTGTTAAACATTACTGGTAATTCATCATTTAAGATTGAATACGGAACACCCTTAATGCATCTAATTCCATTTAAAAGAAGTGAAGATATTTCCAAAATGACATTTGAAGATGATTCAATGTATAAGATGTACCATGCAAGAGGATATGGAAATGGTTCTTTATTCCCAATAGGTTCTACCTCTGCTGCATATAGAAGAGCAACAAAAGATTTTGATGCGGAACTAGAATCAAACAGTATAAAAAAGAAAAGTTTTTTTAGAAGAAAATAAACAATATGACAACTCAAAATCCTCAAGATAAGATTAATTTTTTATCACAAGTAAAACAATCAATATCAATAGAGTTATACAAATACTGTTTACTTGCTGGTTTTGATCCAGAAACATTTGATTACAAAAATTATTCAGAAAAACAATTAAGTGGAATTAATTTTAATGAAAATAATCTTTTTTTAAAAAGTCATTGTGAAAAAATGGTTGCAATTGAAAAAAAAATAAAACAACTAAATAGTCAGGAATAAATATGGTTATAGATGAACACAGACTGCTGCTAGAAGCAGGACCATTAGAACCAGGAGCATTCTTTATTCAGAAGTGTATCTTCATTGAGGAAGGAAAGAACGCTAACAAAGGCGGTCGTTGTGAAAATCTCTCATACGGTGGCATCGGTGTAGCAGTAGGTACACCTTACGAAAAAGATTCGTGGGAAACAGGACTAAAGTCAGATTATGATGAAGACTTTGTAGTACTAACAACTACGATTGAGAAGTGGGGACACGTCATTTCTGTCGTACCTAGCTTCTTTATCGACTATTTGCAGATGAAACAGGTAGGTGCAAATGGCAGTCCAGGTACACCTGACTTACAAAAGAATCCTACGCCAATGGCAATGTGGTTGGCAAGATCAATCTATCAGTGCTTTAAGATTATGCGTGAATGGTCGTTCATGGTTGAGGAACCATTTAACAGCGATCATCCAATGGCAACGTATTCAAAGATGGCATACGATA